ACCTGCAACACCTTTAACAGCTTTTTTAACTGACTTTGCAATTCCACCGAAAATAAACGGTTGTCTAGGTTCGAGCTGCATGATGCCGCCTCTATTCTTTAATTGTCGATACATTTGTGATCTTGAAATAGCCATAATTCCTATTAATATTTTTTATATTGTGGCAGGCGTAGAAGTCCTGAAATATAGTAATTTACTAGTTTTTGCTAGTATAGTCAATCTTTTTTAAAGTCAAGGTCATCCATTAATCGACCTTCGTATCTATACTCTCCAATATGAGTAATATATTCATCAACTAATATATGACATTTACCACCTATTTCTGTCCATCTTTTACAGAAACCAAAGTCTTCACCATAATATCTTTTAGTCTCTGGTTCGTGATAAGTATCAAAGAAATTATAAAAATATTCTTTTTCAACCATTTCACCATTTAACACAGTAGGTTGGTTAATCTTTAAATTAGGATATTCTCTAATCATTTTATCAAAAACTTCTCTTTTAATTAACATACATCCTGTTGGAGCATGGGTTACTTCAGCCACACCATCAACCACAGTTATATCTGTGCCGTTCTCTAATTTAACTGGCCAAGTATAGCCTTGTTTAGATAATGTATAACCATTCATTTTACCTTTTTGATCAATTCTTTTTTCTATTTTATTCCAATCAATATGTTTTAATGGATAAGGATTAGCAATAACATCTTTATCTGCATTAAGCATTTTCATAATCGTATCAAATTTAAAATCAATATCAGAGTCTATAAATAATAAATGAGTATACTTATCTTCAGCCTCTAAAAAACCATTTACACATAAGTTTCTACCTTGAGTAACTAAAGATGATTTCATTAGTGAAAAAGAAACCATAATATTTCTTATCAAACATTGTTGTTGAAATTGTAATAAAGCTTGAACATAATGAATAGAAGCTTCTGAGTGTACAGGTGTTGCTACAAATATTTTAGGTAAACTCTTTGTTAATTCTTTTTTAATTTCAGTTGGTTTATTTATCCATATTGGTTTACTCGGATCTTGCATCTAATGCTCCTTTCAAAAACTGAGTCCATGCATTTCCTTGTTTAGTCCAGTTATAAAAATTATTTGTATATTTAATTTGTAATTCTAAATGACTAACAATACCCGGTGATGTTAAATGATCTGCAACTGCATCAATAGCATAAGCAAAATTTTGAGCTAAGTTATTATAATCTTTTTGGTATGGAATATAAGAACTAAACTCAGCGCAAGTTTCATATAAAGCTCCATAATCAGTTGTCATTATATAAAGACCGGCAGCCATTGCTTCTAATGCAGAAATACATGATGTTTCTTCCCATATATTTGGGTAAGCAAATATATCATAATTACATAAATTATCTTTTATGTATTCATTTGGTTTATAACCAATGTAATTAACATTAGGTAAAGCTTGAGCTTGTTCATACAAATCTTTATAATGATGATCGTTTTGTGATTTAAATGCTTGACCATAAACTTCTGTAGAAGAATATACATCTAGTTCTACTTTAGGATTTTTTACATATTGCATTGCAGCTAATATTACATTTAATCCTCTCCATGGTGTTGGATGAAATATAAGTTTTACCTTATCTTTCTTTTTCTTTAAATCTCTTTGTTTAATATTGTCTATACCATTTTTAATTACTAAAGATTTTTCACATGGTATATCAAAAGCCATTCTAAATTTTTCATAATTCCAATGACTATTAAATACATACCAATCATATTTACTATGATTAGATTTATCTTTAAACCAAGGCGCTAAGTTAGGTTGGTCATATGAATTCTTTTGCCAAAGAATATTCATCTTGGTTGGATGTAATGGAATCTTTTCTGGTACAGAAGTTGTTATTTGTACTTGATCTAATAAAGACTTATCAACGTACTTTTGTAAATATTCTAATTGTAACTCTGTTCCGCCTCTAGGATTTTGATTTTGCATTCTGCATTACTTTCTGAAGTAGGTCTAGTCCTTTATTAGTTACTGTCACTGCTGTATCCACTGCTAAATCTTCTTCTTTATGATTTTTTAAAAACTCTTCTTTAGTATCATAAGTCTTATTTGTAGACTTACTTCTAAAGGTTTGTTTTGTTACTGTTTCTATTTTTACCGGTTTATCCATTCTGATCTTCTCTGCTAATTTCTAGCAACGCTAGTGTTGCACTTATAGCAGATGTATCAGTAGATTCAAGGGATATGGAATCACTTTCTTCTAATATTATTGGACCCTTTGCAATATTACAAATAGTAGGTCCGGTAATTGCAGCATGAGCTACAATATAAGAAGTAGATGCTGAGTTGTCAGTAATTCTTGCAGTCACAACTTTAGATCCAGATTGATTAGTTATTTGTATATTTTGTATAATCGCATTTGCATTAGTAGGTGCTGTATATAAAGTCACAGCATCTGTTGTGCTAGGATCATAAAAAGAATTTTTATATATATTTGCCATTATGTTAAATCAACCCATTTTAAAGTACCACAGATGTCATCGCCATTTGATCCACCTTTAGCACATAATGTTATTGTATCAGAAACTCCTGCTATGGTTTGTCCAATTTGATAAGCGAAGTTAAATCCATCTTGTGCAAAACTTAAACTGTTTGCACCTTTACCAGATAAATACGCTTGACCAATAATAGTTCCACCAGTAATTGTTGTCGTTCCTGTTAAATCATATTCTACATTATCAGAATAACTTGTATATGAAAATGCTGTACTTGGTGTAGCATTTCTAATTAATTTTATTTCAAAATCAGAATTTGAAATAGCTGATGCTGCAACATCTATAGGAATAATAACTGCATAAGGTCTTCCTGATTTAATTCTAATCGTTGCTAGATTATAAAAAGTTCCAGCAGTTGTTAAATTAACACCAGCTAAACTTGCTGTTCCAATGGATTGCCTTAAACCTTGAGGTGCATAACCACCTTCACTCATAGCAGAAGAACATACTTGTTGTAGTGTTGCTACACCTGATATGGTTCCTGTAGTTTCTATTTCATATCTTATTGGTAAATTTGCAGTTTGCATATAAACCGTATCTAAATTATTTGCGTTTTGGAATGTATGAGCAACAATATATTTACCATCAATAATAAAACCAACTCTTACACTTCCCATTCCTAACCATTCATAATCTGTAAACATAATGGTTGCTTTAGTTGGGTTTAAATCATATCCACTTGCACCTGTGCCATCTAACTTATCACCATTCCAAGATGATTGACTTATTTCTTCTGCATCAACAGAAGCTCCTGAAGTATAAGTTCTTCTCACAATTTGATATTCAGTTCCTGTATCTTTAAAAAATATTCCATTATTTGCATCAAATGTTCCTACTTTTTGAATTAGGTTTTCTTCTTGAGCATTCATCACAAATGTATTTAATATTAATAATGATTTACCAGGTTGGTAGGACATAACTCTTTTTGATTGTCTTATAACTTTATCACCACTAGCTGTAGTTACATTTAAATTAACTGTAGATTTTGCTGACGTATAAGTAACTGTTCCTGATCCTGTTAAATCTTCATCGAACGTAGCACTTTCTTTAGACATGATATTTGAAGAATCAAATAATGTTAAAGGATTAGATACTCTTAATCTTCCAAAAGCATCATAAGCAGTAGAGCCATCTCCACCACCAATAACTGTTGGTTCAACATTAACGTTGTTACATCCTTGAGACATTAGCAACCAAACCTTGTGTTAAACCAACTAAATCTTTCAACTTCTTGTTTTAAATCTTCTTGATAACCAAAGTTTAATTGGTTCTTTAATGTTTCTAAAGCTTCTGTTAACTGTTGATGGTTATCAACACCTGTCTGTTCATCTCTAATTACAGTTGGAAATACTGGTGTAACTTTTGCCATTATCTTCTACCTCCAGCAGCAATATCCAATCTCAAAGTTCCATATCTCCAAGACTCATCTACTGCATCGTTTTCTATTTTTAAACTCACTTGTCTTCCTCTAACTCTTGTACTTACAAAAGTTGTAGTACTATTACATGTAAATGGACCGGTAATCAATGGTCCGTTAGAATCCGATTGTTCTGTTTGACCTGGATAGTTTCTAAAAAACATAGTTACTTTTGCATTACCAGATAAGTTTTTAAAGTCTGGTATAAACCTTGATACTCTCATAATATTTTCACCATCACCAGCTAATCCTTGTTGAGCAGAAATATCATAATCACCAGATTGAATGTAAGATGTAATTGCAGTTTCAACACCGTTTGCATCTACTTCATTAACACCTGTTTCATGTGCCCAGTATTTACTAGCACCATATGTATTAGTTGCTCCATTAATTACAGGAAACGTCGGTGTATTATTTTTATAATACTCTGTCGCATAAGGTAATCCATAAGTATGAGCATCATTGTATGATGTTCTAGATAAAGATCCTGTTGTCCAAGTCTGTTCAATAAAATTGTAAACTACATTTCTATTGATTTGCTCCGAGCCGCTCGCTGCGTAGTACCAGCCTACTTCGTTATAGAGTGAGTTATGATAACCATATGCAATTTGATTGGCATCGTAATTAATTCCTAAATTATCACCAGATGTTGTAAATACAAAATCTTCAACAAGTGATGGTAATTGTTTTACCGTACCATCATACATAAAGAATCCACCACCAAATCCCATCCAGAATACTGCACCTTGTGCATAAACCATTGCATGTTGACCTAAACATCCACAGTTAGAACCAACCTGTCTGATACTAAATGTAAAAGGTGGACCAACAAATTGTATTGCATATGCAGCTTGATCGGTAAGTACCAAAATATAATCTTTACCTTGTACTGCTCCAATAATTTCATTACCTTGGTCAAGTAAAAATGTACCTGCAGTATTATTTGCAGTAGGAGCATAAGTTCCTATTTCTTCTTGATTAGAAAATCGTATAAACATTTTATTTTGTGTAGATGGATTACCAATCGTTGTTTCAGTTCCCATCAAAAATAGATGTCTATCTCTGTCCGATACTAGACTCATTAAAGATGTTGTAGGTGCACCAGAAACAATAGTTGCTCTAGTATCTAAACCATCTGTCGGATTCCATGTATACGTTGCTCCATTTCTAACGGTTGCAACTAGTATCTGGCCATAGTTATCGAGTGACCAGGAGCCAGGGTCGAGTGTTACGTTTGTTATTGTAGACTCTTCTCCCCATCCACCTGATGACCATGAGTCTGTACCCCAACCATAAGCAGGTGTTTGAAATGTTGGACCGATAGTTATGTATCTATTAAATGTTGCAGAACCTTGAGCTGACATTCCTGTGCCAGTTTCATTTGATGTCATTGTAATTGTAAATGTAGAAGATGTTGGAACGGATATTACTTCAAACACGTTTGTTTCAAAATCAGATGCACTATAACCTGTTTCTCCACCACCAGGTAAGGATACAGATTTAAATTTAAAATAGTCTCCAACCAATAAACCATGAGAAGTTTTATTAACGGTAATGGTTGCAGATCCTGTTGTTGAATCAAATGTACAACCAGTTACGTCAGCTTCAATAGGTGTGATGTCATAGAATCCACCTTCATAATAAATTACTAAAACTCTAGAGGTACCTAAAGCACCATATTTTTTACCAGTTAAATCTGTCCATGTATGTTGATCCCTAACGGGTCCTGCTATTTGTCCATCAACTAATTGTTGCCAACCACCTATTTTCTCAGGTTGACCATATCTAAAACGTACATTATCCCCATCTACCCATTGACCTTCTGCACCGGTCTCTGTAGCTTGTTTATTAAATCCTGGCTTAAATTGTATTTTCTGAAGCATAGCACCTCATTATATATGCTTTTTGTTATTTTGGTAGTATTATATTCCAATCTAACTTGGATATCAAATCTTGTAAATAAACTTTTTTAAGCTTCTTTTCTTTTAAATATTGATGTAATTCTTCAACATCAACAATAATCCAATTGGATTTAGATTCGAATACCATTTTATCTGCTTTGGTATTGAAAGAACTATACTTACCTATTTCACCATCTTTAGTTTTTTGTATAGGTCTAGTATCAAATTTGTAAAAACCATTCTGACCTTTTATAATACCTGCTACGTCCCAAGTTTCTTTTTTATTTGGATATTCTGTATTTTGTAATTTATTTTTAAATTTCAATTGTTTCTAAACCAACCAGGTAAACCTAAATGTGGTCTTTTATCAAATTTATTTTGTTCTGCTTTTTTAGATCCAGATTCATTATAATGAAGAAATACTTGTGCACAATTTTCTCCTTTAAATTTATTTCTCCAATGTTCTAAATCACAACCACGATACATTAACATATCTCCTTGACTTAATTCTATTTTAATTCCTTTTTGATTTGTTTTACCAGATGGTTCTAAATATATTGGCCAAAGGTCACCACCTAAATTTACAGTAGTAGATATTTCACAACTAAATCTATCTTTGTGCCTTTTTAAAACATCTCCTTTTTTATAAATTCTAGCAAAAGAATATGTTTCTGTTAATTTTGTTTTAGAATTTTTTTCCATTATAGGTTTTACTTTTTGTAATAATGTTTCCATTACAATATCTGCATAATGTGAGTATGTATTAGGTACTTGTGTATCATTCCATGATCCAAAATAAGTTGTAAATGGAGATATAAATTTCCTGTCAAAAAGTGTTTTAGCAACTAACCTTTTATTTAAAAAATATTCATATATAAATTGTGATAATTCTTTAGATATTACATTTTTAATTACTAAATATTTGTTTTTTTCAAAAGACATTTTATTCCCTTTCTTCTATCATTAAAGCCATATTCATTCTTTTTAAATATTTTTTTGGTCCTTCACCTCTATGTAACAAATTACTATTAAAAAACAATCCCTGATTTATTTTATTTTTAAAAAATTTTTTACCCACATAAGTTCCTCCATCACATTCTTCTAAATTTAATATAAAAGTATAGTAATTTTCTATATCCATATCAACATGTTCAACTCCTTTAGTATCTTTTGTTAAAATATTAAATAATACTCTTTTGAGTTCAAATTTTTTATTGGTTAATCTTTGAAGTTTAATAACTGCTGTAACAGCAAATGTATTTAACATGGTGTGAGAAGTATTGTGATTTTGATTCACTGGAAAACTTTCTTGTAAAAAACCTTGAAAAATACTTTTATCTGGTTCATTCACAGAACCAGTGCAATCAGGAACAAAATTTGTTCTAGCTAAATAAAACTTTAATGAGCTTAAAGTATCCTCATCAAAAAAATTATCAAATTTTTGCATTTACTGCTCCTTTAGGTATGGCTTGACAGTTCCAGTGAATAAACCTAAATGGCTCATATCCTGGATCTACTGTAAATTGATGTGGTAAGTATGATGGAAAAAATATCATAGAACCTGGTTTTATTTTATAATAAATTTGATTTGATGCATATGTAATTTTTGTTTTGTCTTTTTCAGGTAATAAATTCATTAAGTTTCCAGATCTAGGATCTTCAAATAATGGATATGATGTTCTTTCACTAGCTTTTAAAAAATAAAATCCAGATATGTGTCCATTCCAATGTGTATGTAAAGAGTGGTGTCCACCTCCATCTTTTGCAAATTCTTGTACCCACATTTCTGTTACAAAAGTTTTATAATTAATTAAATTAAAACCCATTTCAACTAACAAATTTTCAGCGGTTGCAACAACATAATTTTGAAGTTCTAAAAAATCTTTATCATTTATTAATGTAGTTGAATGGTAAACATGGCCTATATCTCCTTTTATTCCAAATTTTTTTGATCTTTCATTAATTTGATTTTTTATTATTTTTTTAGATTCTTTAATATATTTTTCTGAAGCTTTATTTAAAGATTTAACAAAAGAAGATTCTTCTCCATACCAAATCGGACAAGGAAAATAATTTTCTCTATTTAGTTTTAATGGAAAAGATTTTTTTTTCATTTTATTTAAAAGGTTCTCCTAAATTCCATATTACTAATGAATACCTAATTCCTTTAGTAACTGGAGTTACTCGATGCCATAAATGAGATGGAAAAACTACAATAGAACCTTTTGTTTTTATTTCTTTA